ATTTTTTCTCGTTATACTATTAATTATCTACCGACGACTTCAGCGAACGAGACGCCCGTTCTAGTTGCTGTAACAGTAACAGTAACGTAGTTGATAGAGCGTGTAGGCTTGAGGTAGAGTTCAGCAACAAACTCGTTTCTGTCAATGACTTCAGGAGTATTGTTAGTTTCATCACAAACTACTAGGTAGTCAGTAACACCTCTACGTGCCTGAACCTCAGCGAGGTAAGAACCAATAGAGGAAGAGAAACCAGAACGAGTGACTTCATCATTCTGATCGAAGAGTACGCCTTCAGCAAGTGCTCTTGCTCTCTTCTCAACATTGAGGAAGAGACGGCGAACATTGATTCTGTCGAATGCAGAAGGAGATGCGAGTGCAGTCTTATCACCGAATAGGATAGGACCAGCACCAGGGAATGCAACGATTGGGTTTACTGCGCTAGTGTAAAGATCATCTCTCTGTGCCTTGTTAGGGTTGAAAGCGAGTTTTACAACGTTCTGTAAACCACCTCTGGATTGTCCTGCAGGAGAGAACCAATCATCAAGGATTGCAGAAGTAGAAACGCAGAGACCAGCAACATCACCGTTGCAACCGATATAACGATACTTATCGTTAAAGCGATCATAAGTGTACTTAAGTCCACTATCTTTTACAACGTAAGAACTAGAAGCAATGTTATCCATGAAGGATAAAGTGTTAGCTAGTTGATTTGCAGGTGTAAGTGCAGCGCCACCAGAGGTTGCGATTTGAGCACCACTCCAAGGAGAAACGAATGCGATGCAATCCTTTCTGCTATTTGCAATAGCAGCAACTGCTTGTGCTTTTGCGATTGTATCTGCTTCATTAGCACCGTCGCCACCCATTAGAACGAAGTCTACAGTGGTGTCTTCGGTGTCTAGGAATAGATCGTATCCTGCTTGTACTTCACCAGCAGTGTATGCATAGTCATCAACACCACCAGATAGAGCACCACCAGCAGTAGAATAGATATATGCTAGAGTTAGAGGAGCAGCAGCAGTAGCACCATAAGATGCAGCAGCAGCACCAGGATCTTCACCAGGAGCAGTGAACTCAGCAGATGTTAGTCCTTGACCAGCATAAACATATCCAGAATACTCATTGACGTAATCCTTCCAATAGGAAGAAGCACCTTCAGGTGTCTTAGCGTCAGAGAGTTTAGAGAGATATGTCATTCTCTCAACGATTGTATTTGTGCTCTCGTCGATAACTGCAACGTGTACTTCGTCACCAGATAGATGACGCTCAGAAGCGAATGCAGAAGTTCCAGGACGAGGAGCGATTGCCTTGTATGTTAAACCAGTTGAACCGATTGTTAGTGCATTCCAGTCGGATGCAGTGAATGCAGCGCGAGTAAAGCTATTGCCACTTACTGCAGCAGCAGAACCGTGCTTAATACCAACGTTGTTAGCATCGATAACAACAGTAACTTCGTGATCAGTTGTTGTACCATCACTGAGTGTGTCACCAACAGCAAGACCGTGACCTGCTTTGGTCATCTTGGAATCAGCAACCTTGTCAACAATGACAACGCGAAGGTTGTTACCGTCAGCACCTGCATCTCTTGCAAGGAACTTTTCAGTAGTTACGCCAGCATCAAATGCTTCTACAGTTCCAACTAGAACACCACTTCCAGATAGAGTTGCATTCAATACACCAGTTGCTGCACGAACAACTGCTAGTGTTCCACCATAACGGAGGAACTCGGAAGCTACCAACCAATCGCCAGCGTTAGCCTCGGATGGTGCGCCGAAAGTTTCGATAAGTTCTCTTTCAGAACCGATGTTTACAATTTTGCCTACGGGTCCTTTGCGGAAGGAAGAAGAAATAGCACCACGAAGAGCACTAGAACCAACTACAACTGCATTGGATAAATCACGTTCTCTAATAACAACACCAGGCGAGACTTGACTTGCCATGTTTTTTTACCTCTTAGATATCAAATTTATCTAAAAGTATTTAGAAATTCCTATTGCTCAAGAGGGGAAACAATGCATGAACAACCTACCAGTCTGGATACTGCCAATCAGACAGTGGTTGCTTCCCCTTTCTATTATTTAGAATTCTCTTGATCGTACAATCCTTACATTCATATGAATATGCTGACGGTAATCCTCTCTTAGATTTTCTAGTTACATAAAAATCTTCAATCAGATTCTTAGTCTTATTACATGATCTACATTTCCTTTCTTTGAAAAGAAGGTGTTCCAGACTGAACTGATCCCCAATATCCATCAGTAGTTCCACATATAACCGACTTCTTCTTGCTTGTCTCCATACGCCCACAGATCTCCGTCAGCGTCCATGAAGGTATCATCACCCATGCCATCATCGATAAACCCAAAAGGAGCCATGTCCTGTTCGATTTGATTTCTTTGTTCTTCATAAATTCTCCTCCTGATGTCCTGATCGGTCATCTCTTTGAAGTATTCTTGCATGACTAACCATGCAAAGAGAACCATGCACATTACTAAGTCATCATGGTATCCCTCGTCTGCTTCCCACGCTTGTTTCTTCTGCACAAATGTAGTTAGCTCTTGGAAGATCTGGAAGTCATTAAACAATAACTTGTCTTCCTCAATAATTGCTTTAAGGTTAGCGCAACCGATCTTCTTAACGGTCACACTCATCTTAACACCTAGTTGGGTTTTTGATCCTGAGAATCCTTGTCCAACGACTTGTCCCGCTCTACCACGCATAGCGCACATAAGGACATTAGGATATTCCAAATCGTAGTTAAGAGTAGCAGCGATACTATCACCGATATCATTGACTTCTACCAGAATGTATGGGTTATTATATTCCTTCGCTACTTGGAAGATGACGGAGGGAAACAATACAGGCTTAATCTCATTATTTCTGTACTTCGCAACGATCTGATACGGCATACTGGTGATATCAAACACGAGGAAAGCACTATAGTCGCCGCCAATTCCTCTGGCAACATCAACAGTAATAATATATTCGTGATCTTTTTCTGCTCTCTTATATACGTCAAGTCCTGCATTGCTAGCTATGGGGTCATGGAATGGAATTGTTTGAAGTTTTGCTGGACTAATCAATGTGTCAGCAGAACCGAGGAAGTCACACTCAAATTCCTGTGCGAACTGTCTTGGTGACGTGTTCTTAATTGTTTCTTCTTTCCACTTGGCATCCCTTCCTGGGACCTGCGACCAGTGGACTTCGTTAGTTACATAATCATTCTTACCTCTCCTAGCATCCTCCCACATCTTGTAGAAGTGATTCATGCCGTTAGGCGTAGAGATGATAATTACTTTCGTTGATTTACCAGACGTAATAGTAGGATAAACAGAGGCAAAGAATTGCTCTGCAACATGGTTTGGAACGAACGCAAATTCATCGAGGAAGAGGATATTGAACGACATGCCTCGGACAGCACTTGCAGATGTAGAAGCAGCCAGAATCTTTGATCCGTTTTCAAGTTCAACATTACCTTTGTTCCATACTAAAATACCATGTTGCATCCACTTTGGCAAGTTCTCGTATGCAAGTTGTAACCTACCTAGTAGCTCCCTAGCGGTGGAAGCTTTGTTTGCAAGGATACCAATATTAACACTATCGTAAAAGATAGCATAGTATAATAGATAAGCGACGACTGTAGTAGATTTACCAGTTTGTCTAGGAAGTTTTGCAATGTTGAACCTGTTTTCATGGAAATCACGCAGAATTTCTTTTTGAAAATCATACATGCTGAAGGGAACCAAACCCTCATCCAGCGAGATGATCTTGATATAGTTCATCGCAAAGTAAATGGGATCCTTCTTACACTTGATCCACTCTTCAATTTGCTCTTGCGTAAATTGTATTGGGGTTCCCGCTTTCTTTAGATTCGGGTTCCCCAAATATACATCGTTAGTAGACACAACAAAATTCTAGTTCACCACTAGTATTTAGAGATCAAGATCTCCTAGTCTTTTATTTGTATCTGCCATAGCATCTCTCTTGCCTTTGATCATACCGTCAATAAAACCAGCACGATACTCCCAGGTCTGTCCACCAGTATCACCTTTCTTAGGATTGATACATTGGTGATTACCAAGTTTATTGCAAACTAAACCAGCAAGATCTAATTCACTATCCTTTGTCTGAGCACCTGTGCCCCTCCAAACATGTTGTCCGTTAATCCAAGTCGCCCCGCACTTCTCACACTCTTTCCTTTCTAACTTAAAATCCGAAAAAGATTGATCAGGATCGGTCATTCTTCTTTAGCTCCTTAATTACTTTGTTGTACTCAGGTAGGTCTTTGATAAGTTGTTGTTCCAACTTACGACGCATAAGATACATCCTAAAACGGACCCACGCATAACGCAACTGAAGGTCTAGGTATGCAAATAATCTCATCGTGTCTTCTACACCTGCATATGTGATGCATAGAATAACGACTGTGATTACAAGGTAGAGACCTAGCATATATGTTACACTCAGCTACAATACAATTATACCGTATGTAGGAAAAAATAGTGTAACGAATAATTAAGATTTATTCGATATGTGTAAAGGTGTAGTCAGCAAGCATCGAAAACAGTTGCTGCTTCATGTGTCTCAGGTATTCTTGCTCCTCAGCAGGACGTGCAGGAGAACCTGGCCAAGTCTCCAAAGCATAACATATGACTGCATATAGAGACTTGACATCATATATTCCCAGTTCTACCTGACAACACCATTCTTCATCATAATCGTGGTCTGGATTTAATTCGCTACCCCTACTCATTCGGTTAACGTGCCATGAGCACGACGGATCTCCCTAAGTTCTTCAAAATCTTTCTGCTTAGTTCCACCATCATATGCCCATGCATATCCTTCTTCAATCATTTGTTCATTAAGAGATAGTGCAGAATCTCCTATGTACAACCAACCGAGTAAGCGACCATACTTGCCGACACCACCAACCAACTCAGTGCGAATAACAAGATCGTCATCCCCACTAATGGCACCATCCAACTTCTCTTTGAGCCAATTCGTCGCATGAATACCTAGCTCCTTTTCCTCAAGGTCTCTAGTTCTTTTCTCTGGCGTGTCCACACCAGCAACTCTAACTCTCTCTTTTTTATAAAGGTCAAAACCGAGATCAATTGTGACATCGATAGTATCTCCGTCCAACACTTTATCTATCGAAATCACTCTAAAGTTGTAACAAGACTTACGACTTGGGGGTGTCATCGCTCCCATGCTGTTCTGCCTCCATGGCATCAATACCTAGTATATATTTAATTACCCATCCCACCATAATCAAGAGTATAATCAAACTTATGACTATACTCCATGTTACATCGTTTACATCATTCAGGGGGCGGAGGAGGAGGTTCATTCCAATCAGCTTTTATATTTTTATATCTAGGGTTGGTTATTGCCTCGTGATGACACATTATACTGAACTCATCACAACACTTGCACCAGTCCCTGCGGGCATCTGGCGCACCCAATGCTTTTTTTGCCACAAGCTAAACCACTCCCTCCAAAGGTCTGCACATTCATCACTCTTCTTCTGCAGATGTTCCTCCCGATACATGTTTTTTCCCGAAAGGTTCCCAGTGTTCCCATCCATATTTATGGACAAGATGCATTCCGATGATAGGAACGAACACAAGGAAAAACCCCATGACGCCAAGGCACCAAGGGGTTTGCATTACTGATCTAACAAACAGTTGAACGTGTGTCATGCTGGGTAATCCCAATTGGTTATTCTTTCTGTTCTGTATTGTGGTCCCCACCCACCTTTGTAGATATAAGGGACAGTACGAACTGGACATTTCTCACCAGTGCAAAGAAGATCATCCACGATCCTCCATGATTCCATTACTTCGTCTGCATGTACAAAGTGTGATTGATCATTATTGATAACATCATAAAGGAGTTTCTCATATCCATCAATTGCTCTGTCTTGTGGGTATGCATGTGTTAGTGTTGCTGTTTCTACTTCGTCATTGAGTCCAGGAGATTTGATATCAATACGAATATCAAGATGAGGACTAGGTTGCAAGCGCATAACAATTCTATCGTTGAATTCATGTCCATCGAACAATCGCTGCGGTGGTGCTTTTAATTTAACTACAACTTCTACACATCCGTATGGCATTTTCTTGCCAGTCATGACGTTAAAAGGAACTCCCTCCCAACGCCAGTTATCGACGAAAAGAGAGCCAGCAAAATAGGTAGGAGTGGAACTGCGAGGATCAACGCCCTCTTCATTGCGGTAGCCATCGTATTGTCCTAGGATAAGATTTGTTCCGAGTCTAGTGGCAGCGAGAACTTTTGTCTTCTCACGTCTTAATTCCCTAGCATTCATCTTACTAGGAGGTTCCATAGCTATAAGTGCAAGCACTTGCAGGATATGATTCTGTAGCATGTCACGCACTTGTCCTGCTGTCTCATAGTATTGAGCACGTCCTTCACAACCAATAGTCTCAGTTGCAAAGATCTGAACTTCTTCTACATAGTTGCGGTTCCAAAGTGGTTCCAGCAAAATATTACTAAACCTAGTAGCAAGTATACTATTAACAGTATCTTTGCCAAGATAATGGTCAATGCGATATACTTGTTTTTCGCGTAGATGTCGCTCCACCACAGACTGTAGATTATTAGCAGATTTATAATCGTACCCAAAGGGTTTCTCAATAACCAAGCGGGAGCGGTCGGGGTCATCGAGTTTACCCGCCTCTTTAAGATTGACAATTGCGTTAGCATACCTTTCTGGCGGCACAGATAAAAAGTAAGTATTATCGTGTAGGTAATCAGGAAGGTGGCGAAGAGTATCAACATTGTCGAGATCTGCGGAGATGTAATCTAGTTGATGTAGAAATTCATCAGGATAATCACCAAGAGATTCTTTCCAAACTGTCACACCAGGATCTCTCCTAGAGCAACCAGTAATTAGAAAATTTTCTGGGAGAAGTCCTTTCTCCCATAGCTTGTGTAGAGAAGGAATTAGTTTACGTTTGCAGAGATCTCCAGTTGCACCGAAGATAACAATTCCTTTAGTGAGCGGTTCCGTTGCCATTATATTTGTCTGAGTCGTAGTATACATTTTCACCCTTTCGTATCCCGAAATATATTGTGGATAGTACAAAGGGTATGGAGATCCATAAAAGGGCATTACCTAACATCATGCCCCCCGAACATTGCACGCATTCCATTCAGAACCTTGGCTGCGAAAGCACCCAAACGGCGTGACTCAAAGCGTGACCACAACGCACTGCTGATGACAGGAGCGGGAACCCCAAGATCCACAGCAGTGTGAACCGTCCAACGACCCTCACCACTGTCTGATACTCCACCATCGAATTTGCTAAGCTCTCTATCGCTCCGTAATACATCAGCGGTAAGATCAAGCAACCAACTGCCAACCACGCTACCACGACGCCATAACTCAGCAACCTCAGCGCA